GGTCGCCAAAAACATTTATGGCAGGTGATTTAAACACGATTTACGAATGGCAAGGACGTGCTTATATGTATCTTTACGATGCTGAAGAATTTCACTTGCATTATGCTTTAACTGATTGTCCGGAAAACTTATTTGAAAATGAAATTTGGAAAATCAAAAACAGATATGGGATTATTGATATTGACGAGGAATCTGTCAAACCACTTTTCGACCAATTAAGACGTAACTTAATCTTTTCTGATAATCAGGCTTACACGAAAGAAGAAAGAGTAAAAACTTTCATTATTCAACGTGATTTAGAAAAAGAGCAAAAACTACTTGCTAAAATTCCTTTGGCAGTCGAGTATTATAATTCAATAACTTTAAACCAAAAATAACGATGTGCGAAATTAAAGGTAAAATCATTGTAATCAATGACGAGCAACAGGTAACCGACTCTTTTAAGAAAAGGAGTTTTGTAGTAGAAACGTTGGATCAACATGCTCAATCAATAATCCTTGAGCTTCACCAGGATAAATGTGACTTAATCGACCCGTATGAAATTGGAGAAGAAGTAACCGTTTCAATAAATATTCGAGGTAAAGCGTATTCTAAACCAATGGAAGAAACTAAGTATTTTAACTCGTTGGTTTGTTGGAGGATTCAAAAAGGGTAATTATGTCTGCTAAAAAAGATTGGACTGGAAATAGAAAAACTACTTTTTCTACATTAGGAGCAAGTAGTCATTCGGACAAAGACCGTGAAGTACACGACTTTTATGCCACTTCGCCAATTGCTTTAGAATTACTTTTGAAATTAGAGCAATTTGAAAATGTTTGGGAACCGGCTTGTGGAATGTTGCATTTATCAGACGTTTTAGTTAAAAACAATATTCACGGTAGAAGTAGTGATTTAGTAAATAGGGGGGGCAATACGGAGAATATGAATTTGACTTCTTGGCAATTGATAATATCGAAGAATGGAATGGTGATATAATCACAAATCCTCCATTCAAATATGCTCAAGAGTTCGTAGAAAAATCACTTTCTTTAATCCCAAACGGAAGAAAAATAGCAATGTTTTTAAGAATACAATTTTTAGAAACTAAAGAACGTAGAGAGTTTTTTAAATCTTATCCTCTAAAAACCGTCTACGTTTCTTCTAAGCGAATTTTATGTGCTATGAATGGCGAATTTGCCAATTATAGTAAAAACGGATCAGCTGCTTGTTATTGTTGGTTCATTTGGGAAAAAGGATTTAAAGGAGAAACAACTTTAAAATGGTTTAACTAATTTTTTAAATTATAATTTGCAAATTTAAAATAATTGACTAAATTTGCTATGTATTAAGCCGATGAAAATAGTAATCGGCTTTTATTACAGTTAAAATTTAACTATTAGTAAATGGAAAGCATTAAAATAGATAGAACAAAATTAAAAACCGTTGAGAATTATGCTAAATCTTATGGCGTTTCTAAACCAACGGTTTACAAAAGAATATCAGAAGGATTGTTGAAAAAAGTTGTTATTGACGGGGTTACTTTCGTTCAAGTATAGTTTTTTTGGCTTTAAAAATTAACAAATAGTAAACCATGAGTGATTATTCAGAAAAACTAAAAAGTCCTAAATGGCAAAAAAGAAGGCTTGAGATATTACATCGCGATAATTTCACTTGTCAGATTTGTGGTGATGCAGAAACAGAACTTCAGATACACCACAAAACGTATTCCGGAGAACCTCATGAGGCTTTGGATGATGAATTAATTACTTTGTGTAAACATTGTCATAAATGCGAAACATTCGCTTCTAAAAACTCTCTTAAAATAATTTCAGTATTTAAGAAAGGTAATGATTTTTTTGCAAAACTATCTGATAAATCATTGTACATCCTAAAAGGATCAAAATCTATAAATAACACCTATACGGAAATAGATTTTGTGATAAAAAATCCAAAAGAGTTAGTTGAAATTATAAATATTATGTTTTAATTATGGCTAAGGAACTTCCTTTTTTTAAATTTAATCCTACCGAGTGGCTTACTGGTAAAATAGCATTTCAGCCATTAGAAGTTCAAGGAGCTTTTATCCAATGTTGCTCTTTATTTTGGAAGAAGTCGGGAGTGCTTAAAGTTGATGAAGTTGATTGGCGAATTACTAAAAAAAATTTAGATGTTTTAACAGAAAACGAATTTGTTTTTATAAAAGAAGGATATTTAAGTATAGAATTCCTTGAAGAACAGTTGATTTCTTTTGAAAGCATAAGAACAATACGTGCTGAAAATGGAGCTAAAGGAGGTGTAGCAAATGCTACAAAAAATTTAGCAAATGCTAAAGATGGAAAAGCAAATGGAAAGCAAAATGTAGCAGAGTTAAGAGTAAAGAGTAAAGAGATAGATATTAATATAATATTAAATAAATCTCTTTTGTCCGAAATTAAAATTTCAGACGATAAAAAGTTTTTAATTGGTAAAGACTTTCAATTAGAAGTTACTGAAGAACAAATTCACTATTTCAAAGTTTCCACTATGTTTCAAAAGTTATTCATTAAAAACTTAAAAGAAAAAAACTCACCAAGCACTCAGGTCGAAAACGCTAAGTATAAAAATTTTGTTGATCCAATTCGTTTGATGTTTGAAAAAGAAAAAGTGACGGCTGTTCAATTACGAGATGCTTATGATTATTTAAACAGTCCGGAAGGTGAGTTTTGGAAATCCAATATTCTTTCAACTTCAAAATTAAGAGAAAAGTTACCAGTTCTTCTTGCTAAGAAAAATACAAAATCAACACTTGAATCAAAAAAAGAATCTTTAGTGCCTAATCCAAGAAAAAGAGGGGAATTTTAAAATGAAGCCACACAGAGCAAATATTGTCAATTTAGACAAAGGGAAAGTACCGCCTCAGTCACCGGATTTAGAAGAAGCTATTATAGGCGCAATGCTTATTGATAAAAACGGATTAAATGAAGCTATGGAGATTTTAACTTCTGATGTTTTCTACAAAGAATCCCACAGATGTATTTTCGAGGCGATTTCCGACCTTTTCTATAAAAACTCACCCATCGACCTACTTACCGTTTCAAGTGAGCTTAAAAGAACTGATAAATTAGTTTTAGCAGGTGGAGATTTTTATTTAATTCAACTTACTCAAAAAATTTCTTCCTCAGCGCATATTGATTTTCATTCAAGAATTATTCTTCAAAAATGGATTCAGCGCCAATGTATAAAAATATCAAGTCAAATTATTGAGCAATCATACGAAGAAGACGCTGATGCTTTGGAATTACTTGAAGATGCGTATAGAGAATACGGTAAAATTTCAGATTTAATTACTCTTGGCAAAAAAATAGATTTCAAAAAAAGCGTAAAAGAGTTTTTAAATAAAACAAGCCAAAAAACAAAAGGAGTTCCATCTTCATTGTCTAAGTTGGATAAAAAACTGAACGGATATCAAAACTCAGATTTGATAATTTTAGCAGCAAGACCAGGAATGGGGAAAACCGCACTTGTATTAAACGAAGTTTTAGAATGTGGACTTAGAAATATACCGGTAGCTTTTTTTAGTTTAGAAATGAGCGAAAAACAAATAATAGGACGTATGTTAAGTGCTGTTTCCGGAATAGACGTAACTAAAGTTAATCAAATGGATTTGTCTGATTCAGAAATTTTGTATTTGAAAAAATGTTCTGATATGCTTTCTGAATTACCAATTTACATAGATGATACCGGTGGGATTTCGCCAATAGAATTAAAAATAAAAGCCAACAGACTGAAAAGAGAAAACGGAATTAAAATGATTGTAGTTGATTATCTTCAGTTGATGAAAGTTAAGAATAAAAAAACCGGCAATCGAGAACAAGAAATATCTGAAATTTCACAATCATTAAAAAACTTAGCTAAAGAACTCGATATTCCAGTTATTGCGCTTTCTCAATTGTCAAGAAGCGTTGAACAAAGAGGCTCCGCAAAAAGACCATTGCTTTCTGATTTAAGAGAATCAGGATCAATCGAACAAGATGCGGATGTCGTAATGTTTATTTACCGCCCAGAATATTATCATATTGATACTTGGGACGACGACGAACAAACGCCAACTACAAATCAAGCAGAAATAGAAGTGGCAAAATATCGAAATGGAGAAACGGGGTTTTGTAGAGTTGGGTGTAAGTTAAAATATATGCGTTTTATGGATATTGAACATCTTGACGAAGATTTAACAGCAAGGTATTTTAGAGATAAAAAAGAAGATTTTAAATTAGAAAATAAAGAAATTGAAATTCCTAAAATAAATCCATCAGAAGCATTTGAAAGTAAAAATTTCTACGAAAAAGAAAAAGACGAAGAAGATAGTGATGTTCCATTTTAAAAACAAAAAAATGATTAAAACTACAAATTATAAAAACGTCTGTTGGCGAAAAAGAGAGAATAAGTGGGAAGCGTCAATAGTCGTTAATAAAGTCAGATACCAATGTGGAAGTTACGATAATGAAATAGATGCCGTGAAAGCAGTTGACAGATTGATTATCAAAAAAGGATTTGACTATAAAAAATTACAAATTTTAAAACCAATTAAAACCCCATAATCAATGAAAAAATTACACAAATACACAATTGAGGCTTGGTTCCGTACAAGAGATTTTGAAAAAGAGTGCATGCGCCGTGATATAATTGCTGAATCTCCGGAAAAAGCATTAGAATTAGCGAATTTGATTAGAAGAAACATCTTTTCGGTTAAAATTATCAAGACCGAGAGTTATACCGAGCGAATTAGTGACATTCTACAAAACAGATAGCAAAAACCTATGAATTCGCCAAGACCTATAGAAAAATAGTATAAAATCGAATTAAAATAAATATTAAATTTGTAATAGCCTTTAATCAGACGATTTACATTTTAGGAATTAAATTAAGCGAGCTGATTAGTTTGTCGGAATGTTATGATTAACGTTCCCGCGCTACACGCAGGCTGGGATTAAAGATGCGTAATCTTTCGGTTAAAAACAAATGTATCAAGTACAAACTATTTTCAAATTAAGCCAATTGCCCAGCTTGCTTGTAGCGTGTGTTATATGATGGCACGGTTTATTAAAAATAATTAAAAATAATTTCAAATGATAGCAAAAAAAGTAATAAGATATTATTCAGAATGTGGTAGAGGTTTTTGGAAAAAACAACAAGCTATTAACCACGATGATAATTGCAAGTGTTGGAAAAATCCAAAGCTTAAAAGCTGTTTATCTTGTAAGCACAAGTGTATTATTAAAGACAGTAATGGAATGGAAAACGAACCGCAATTTTTAGAAACTTGGGATATGAACAACTGCAAACATTCAGAAAGTGGCGTTCCTGTACATAAAGACTTTGAACACATTAGAAAATATTGTCAGTTTTATGAGGGTCGGTAGTGCTATCATATAACTACCTACTTGTCGCTACTTTATAGCGACTATCACACTAAAAACAGCGTATTGTCGCTAATATTAACAACCTAAACAAAAACACAATGAGTAAGATATTAACTGCGGAAGAATTTTTCCGAAGTAAGATGAAAGAAAAGTATCAATTACCAAATGACTTTTCTTTAAGTAGAATAGAAGTAAGTTCTGAATTAGCCATGCGATGGGCAAAAGAATACGCTGATGAACACACAAAACAGAACATAGAGGCTTTGCTGATTGAAATAAGAAAAAAAGACGGATGGATAATTTCAAAAGAGGAATTAACTGTAATATTTAACCAATTTTTAGAAAATATAAACTGATGGAAAATACAATATTTAACGTTTACGTTCCAATGGAAAATCATGAACAGGGGGAAAGACTTTTAAGCACCTGTAATAAAGCAGGATTAGTTACCGAAGAGTTAAGCGATAGAAAATATTTTCATAACAATAATACGAGGGTTTTTTCAAATTGGCTAATGCCAATAAATACATACACAAAAGTAACCGAAAGCGAGTTCATAGACTTGCTGAAAAAACATAAATTATGAGTGATAAAGAATTTTTTGAAACTGGAACTAAAAAAACATTGGATGGTTATCAGGCTTGGTTTAAAATAGATAATCAAACTTTTTATTTACAAGAAAATGTAGAAGATACTAAAGAAGATAGTTTAGAAGTTGCTAAATTCTACGAAAGAATGCTTAAAATAGCCTTTGATAAATTAGCTAAAAAAAACCATCTCCAATAGCGATAAAGGATTGATAACTTAAAAAAATAGAATTATGACGATCAACAATAAATTTGAAATAGAGCAAATAGTGTTTTTAATAACTGACGATGACCAACAAAAAAGAATAATAACAGGAATACAAGTTTGTAAATCACATTTATTATATCGTTTAGCTTGTGGAACTACGGATAGTTGGCATTTTGAATATGAATTAAAATTATCAAAAAGCTATGTTTAAACCAACGGCAACCCTTTAAACTTTCTATAGCAAAAATAAATAACTGCGATCCAAATTACAATTAGCAAATCCGTAAAATATGAAATGCTCAAACTGTCCGTACATTAACGAATCATCTGCTAATTGCTTAATAAAATGCGATTGGCGAATTGAAAATGCTAAAAAGAATAAAGCGCCTTATAAAATTCCAAAAGTGTCTAAAAAGCGTCAATTAGAGAATTTAGAGTATCAAACTTTGAGAACCGAGTTCTTGGCGAAAAAAGAAAATTCGATTTGCCCAATTACAAAATATCCAACAACCGACATACATCACAAAAAAGGGCGAACCGGCAAATTATTCTTAGACACTACATTTTGGATTGCGTTATCAAGAGAAGGACATAAATTCGTTGAGGAAAATCCCGAATGGGCAAAAGAAAATGGTTACTCACTCGATAGGCTATGATTGAAATAAAACTCAAACCGCTAAGTGTAAACGAAGTTTGGAAAGGCAAACGTTTCAGAACCAAAGCCTACGATAATTACGAAAGAGCGTTGATGTTTATGCTTCCAAAAAAAATAACTATTCCCGAACCGCCATTTTTACTCACTTTAGAATTTGGATTTAGTTCATCAGCATCCGACTGGGACAATCCAATAAAGCCATTTCAAGATGTATTAGCGAAGAAGTATAATTTCAATGACAAACTAATAAAAAAAGGAATCGTGTCGGTAGAAATGGTCAAAAAAGGGCAAGAATTTATTCGCTTCAGCATAGAAACTTTAAAATAAATCATATTTTATATTTTTGTAACATTTTTTTAATACATTTGTAAAAACATTTTAATATGACAGACGAATTAAAAAAACTTGTAGAGAATAGAAAGTTGGTTTCTTTTAGAGTTATGCAATGGATTGGCATTTATACTAAAGGCGAAGTGTGTTCTATAATAGGTTTTTCAAGACCTACATTAGAAAGAAGATTGAAACTCCATAATTGGGAGATGTCCGAAATTCAAATAATAATCGAAAAAATGCCTTTTTAGTATGAATGAGCTAATTAAAATAACCACAAATTCCAAAGGAACCAATATTGTTAGCGCACTTGAACTTCACCAAGTCTTAGAAACAAATACCCGTTTTGATATTTGGATTAAAAGAATGTTGGAGTATGGGTTTGTAGAGAACGTTGATTATCAATGTTTGAACAAAAGTGTACAAATGCCAAATGGAGGTACAAAACACGCTATTTCAGACTATGCTTTGACATTAGATACCGCTAAAGAAATATCAATGATTCAGCGAACAGAAAACGGCAAAAAAGTTCGTCAATATTTTATTGCTTGTGAAAAGAAGTTAATATCTCAATCAATTCCTCAGACCTATGCAGAGGCATTATTGGAAGCAGGACGTTTGGCTTTGGAAGTTGAAAACAAAAACAAACAGATTGAAGTATTAAAACCTAAAGCAGAATTTTTTGACCAAGTTACCGGTAGTAAAGATTGTTTTGATATGGCAGATGTCGCTAAAGTTTGTAATTTAGGGGTTGGTAGAAACATTCTGTTTAAATTCCTAAGAGATTCTAAAATTTTAAGAGAAAATAACACTCCGTATCAGCAATACATCGATAGCGGACACTTTAGGGTAATTGAAAGCAAATTTAACAAACCTGATGGCTCAGTTTGCATTAACTTAAAAACAGTAGTGTATCAGAAAGGAATTGATTTTATAATCAAAAGATATACGGGTAGAAATCTGAAAAATTAAATCTTATTAATTCGCAAATTATGAAAAAGCCAAACGCACCAATAATACTTTCTAAAGAGAAGAAAGAGCATTACGTTATTCTTGGCGAATTTCTCAAATCACATCCTGAAATTCAGTCAAAAAAGCTACATCAAGGCGGATTTCAAATAGACACATCAACTGTTCCGAAAGAATTGGAGCAAGAGTTTTTAGAGAAAGTAACTTTTAATGAAAAATAATTATGGGCAAATATAGAACGGTTGAAAAAAACGGTAAATTTTACCCGCAGAAAAGAGATTTTTTCTTTCTTTGGGATTATTACGAAGAAAGATTTAGAGAAAATATTCCTGATTTTCTAACTATAGAAGTATGTTTTAAAACGCTAAAAGAATCCGAAGACTTCATTTCTCAGCAAATACTTAAAAAGAAATATGCTGAAGCAGTAAAAAAGACAACTAAAATTCACAAATTCGCCAATTAAAACCAAATAAAAATGACAATAGAAATCAACGAAGAACAAATAAGCTATATCAAATCACTTGATTCAGATAAGGACAGAAAAGAGTTTTTGCTTACTGCTATTATTGGGAATATCACTTCTCTTGGCGAATCAGCGAGATTTGACGGTAGACTTGCGTATGAAGACAAACAAGTAGAACCATTAAAAATAACCGATTTGCAAAGTAAAACATACGTCAGAAACGGAGATAAATTTTATGCGGAGGGACATTCGTTTAAGACAAACGACCAAATTTCAATAAAAAGCGCAGACGGAAAAATAATTAAAAAAGGAGTGGTTAAAAAAGTATATTTACCAAATGAATTTAAGGTTATTTTACAAGATTCTTCGTGGGGTAATATGCCATACTGTAATTTAATTATAGAATTAGAAGATAGCAAATCCTCAAAAATAAGCGATTTCCCAAGTGTAAAATATACTTTAACTGGCGATTCGGTCAGAGATAGCATAGGATTAGGAATTGAAGGTCTTTCTGTTATTAGAAGTGCTTACGAAAAAGCAAGTGAATTAAAAGACGAATTACTGAAATTTGATAAGTTGGAAGAAGAATATTCTCTTGATGAAAAAGATAATTTTTTAGCTTGGGTTTATAACAGATTGCTTTTGAAATATAAAGAAAATCCATTGTTTGACTATATGCACAAACTTCGTGAAATTGCTTTAAAATATGACGAATTCGCCAATTCCGAAAAGAAATACACCGAAGAAGATATGCAAATAGCTTTTTACAAAGGAAGAAGTACGGAGAAAAAAGAAGAACTTATAGACGACGGAAAACACTTGCCTTATTATGCTGATGTTTCGTTTAAAGAATGGCTTTCAAAATATATAAACAGTTAAAATAACCAATTCGCCAAGCAAAAAAAACCCCTATTTAAGTTAGGGGTTTTCTTTTTTATCAAACATCTCAGGCTTTGAAAGTTTCCAATACGTGTCCCAAAATAAAGGAGAGCCTTTAAATCCAATTGCGTTCATTCCTTTTTCAATCTCTTTTTGCTGCGCAGGCGTTGTCTTGCTTAAATCCTTAAATCTGTCTTGAAATAAAATTGCTTTAATTTCGTCATTGGATTCGCGTTTTAGTTTGATATAAAACGGATCAACGCCACTTCTTTTTAATTCTTGTTCTTTAGCTCTGTTTTTTAAAGCGGTTGTAATTTTTTCTTTTTTAAGCGGTTCCTTAGAAAACATCTCGTTTAATTTATTGTCGATTTGCGACTGAGATAATTTTTTATCATAAATATCTTTTACGAATTCGTCAATTTCAGAATTTAACTGTTTAGCTTCTTCTTTGACTTTATCGATTTTCATATTCATTTCATAATTCACCCCTGGACGTAATTTGGCAAAGTCAATAAATCCTGCTCTAAAATAACCATTCCAAAATCCATCAACTTTGTAATCGGTTTTTATTTCCGGAAGTCCTTTTAAGCCTCTTGAAATATCTCGAATATCTTTAATTGTTTTCCACGGTCCAGGGGAATTTAAATTCTGACCAACAAATGCTCCAAACGCTCCTGACATACTTGAGTTCTCGTCGCTGAATGTTTTTATTAAGTTTTTAGTATTGTCGAAGTAGTCATTTTTCATACCTAAAACTTTTTGGTAATGCTTTGCTAATTCTTCGTTTTCTTTATCAATCAAAAAAGTAACAGCTTCAGGAGATAATTTATTGAAGTGCTTTTTAACCCACGGATTTTCTTTTATCCAAGCATTTAATTTACCAAGTAATTCTTCGTCGTCATCGCCTACCGTCATCGCTCCAAACATTATCATAGATGTTACTGTTCCGACAAGCGCACGAACAGCAGAGTCTTTGTAAACCGCCTCTCTGTATAATGACTGCGTAATGTCGGTTTTATTTTCAGACAAGTCTAATTTTCTTCTTTCTGTAGCATTAT